ATGCAAGAAAAGAGGTCAATTCTTAATTATGAAAATTTACCAGAAACAATAACACCTTATGATTATGCAGACTGGAGAGGAATAGGAGAGAATAAAGCAAGGGAAATATTTAACAGACCTGACTTTCCTAGAATTAAAGGAACAGGAGTAAAGCAGTTAGCAGATAAAAGAGCAGTTTTACTTTATGATTTAGGACTAAACGAAAAAGATAAACAAGAAATACTACAAGAAATGGCAAGGCAAATTATATAGAAAGGGGTGAGAGAAAATGAGTAAACAAATGAAAAAGTATTGTTTAATTGGAAAAGCAGTATGTAGTTTATGCAGTGATGTAATACCTACGGTAGCAGTTATAGCAGCAGGAGCGCTAGTAATAATGAAAATATTTATAGGATAAGAGAGGAGCAAGAATATGAAAATAGAAGGAAGTCCACAAGAATTAGAACAATTCTTTAAAAAGTTTAACTTAATAGAAAATTTAGAAATAAAAATAGATGGCGAAAAAGTAGCGAAACAAATTGCACCATCTATAAGTCGAATTTTTAGTGAAAATTATTAGTTTAAATTATTATTAAGTATAGTTTCTAAAATTACTTTAATCATAATTTCTTCGTGTTTTTCTAACTTATCTATAAATTCAGTTTCAATAATTTTGGAACATTCTTGATGATATTTATTAATTGTGTTTTGAATAATTTCATCTTTAGACATTATTAATCACCTCCTTAGAGGCGATTATAATACAAAAATTAATAGAAAGGAAGTGATAAAAAAGATGGATAGATTAGATCAAATATTTATTTGGCACATCATTACATTATCAAAAATGAAATTAGAAAAAAGGAGAATAGAGAACAAATGGAAACGATAATAATATTTTTACTTTTAGGAATTATAGGAATGTTAGTGGCTTATGCAATAGTATCTACAGAGATATATAACGACAAAGTAAATAATTTAGAAGAAGAAATTTACGAAGTAGAACGTGAATTAAGTGAAAAATCTAACAAATTAAGATTAATTAAGAACGAAATAGATAACACAGATTTAGCAGAAACAAGCTATTTAGAATTGTACAACAGTTGCAAAAGAATAAAAAAAGTGATTGCTAATGCTCACGCATCAACAACCACAAAAGATTTTTTTCAAGAAAGTATAAATAAATAATAACACGAATTTAGAAAAAATGCAAGAAAAGAGGAACAAATGGATTTATCTAAAGAATTTTATCCTGTGCCAAAACCACCAAAAACAGAAAAAAAGAAAGTAAAAAAGATAAAACAAAAAAGTAGTAAATTAGCAAAATTAGAACGTAATAGATACAGCATAATTACATACAATTTAGATATTTGTTATGTATGCGAGAAACACAAAAAAGATCATTTGGATGAAGTTTTTGGAGGTAGAAATAGACAAACTAGTATGAAATATGGACTAGTTATACCAATATGTTTTAAATGTCACAGGAAATTAACAGATAATCCACTCTTAAAGAAAGACATACAGGAAGAAGCAAAACAGATTTTTATAAAAAAATATAGCGAAGAAAAATTTATTAAAGAATTTGGGAGGTAAAAATGTATATGGAAACAAAAACTAAAATTATTATAGGAAGTATTGTAGGAGTAATTGTAATAGCAATGATTATACTTATTGCAAGTATAACAACTGTACCAACAGGATACGTAGGAGTAAAAACAAGATTTGGACAAGTACAAGATGATGTAATTCAAGAAGGATTCAATTTAAAAGCTCCTTTTATAGAAAGTATAGTAAAGATAGATTGTAGAACACAAAAATATGAGATAGCAACAGAAGCTAGTTCGAAAGATTTACAGAAAATAAGTAATTTAAAAGTAGTAGTTAATTATAACGTAGATAAAAACAATGCCAATAATTTATATAAAGAAGTTGGAAAGGATTATCAAACAGTATTAATAGAACCAGCAATATTAGAAAGTATTAAACAAGGAATAAGTCAATATACAGCAGAAGAAACAATAACAAAAAGAAGTGAAGTAGCAGATATAATTATCAATTTATTAAAAGAAAAATTAGAAAATAAAGGTGTAACAGTAACAGCTTTAAATATAACAGATTTAAGTTTTTCAGAAGAATTTGACACAGCAGTAGAGCAAAAGCAAATAGTAGAACAAGAAACACAAAAAGCACAATATGAATTAGAAAAAGCAAAAGTAGAGAATGAGAAAAAGATAGAAAATGCTAAAGCAGATGCTGAAGTTATGAGGCAACAAAATGAGCAAATTACAGATAATTACTTGAGATTAAAAGAAATAGAAAATGAGCAAAAGGCAATTGAAAAATGGAACGGACAGTTACCTACAACTACATCTGATGCAATTCCATTTATAAATATTAATTAATGTGGACAACAGGGTATGACAATATAAGTTATATCCTGTTTTTACTAAAGAAAGGAGAAAAAATGGCACAAAAACGAATGTTTAATAACTCCGTAGTTGAAAGTGACGAGTTTTTAGAAATGCCAGACAGCTCTCAAAATTTATATTTTCACTTATCGATGCAAGCTGATGATGATGGTTTTGTAGATAAGTGGAAATCCATAATGAGAATGACTGGAAAAAAAGAAGACGATTTAAAAATATTAATAGCTAAATCTTTTGTAATTCCATTTGATACAGGAGTGCTAGTAATAAGACATTGGAGATTAAATAATTATCTGCAAAAAGATAGATATAAGGAAACAATATATAAAAATGAAAAATCTAGATTAACAATAGATAAAAGCAATGTATACAATTTGGATACAGAGTGTATACACAGTATAGATAAGAATAGAATAGATAAGATTAGTATAGAAAAGAATAGTAAAGAAAAAGAACAAGAAGAAAGCGAAAGTTGTGGCGACGGTTTTCAAGAAGACGAAAGTTGTAAAGACGGTCTTCTAACAGGAAAGGACAGTTGTAAAGACGATTTCCAAAAAGTTTCAAAATTTTACGAAGACAATATTAATCTTTTAACACCATACACATCAGAAGTTTTAGAAGATTATACAAAAGAGCTAGGATCAGAATTAGTTATTTATGCAATGCAGATTAGTATAGAAAACAATAAAAGAACAATCAGTTATATAAAGGCAATTCTCAACAATTGGTCTAAAGCCAATATTAAGACATTAGCAGAAGCTAAAAATGAAAATCAAAACAAAAACGAAAAGAAAGATAATATAAAAATTGAGGACGTAGAAATAATGGACACATCTGGTTTAAGCGAAGACGAATATTTAAAACTTGTAAGAGGTAAACGAAATGCAGGATGAAGAAATAGAGAAAGCAATGTTATATTATCTAATTTTCGAAAATTATGAATGTGAGCTTATAGATGCAGATTTTACAACTAGATTAAACAAGAAAATATTTAAAGCAATACAAAATTTAAAACAAGCAAAAGAAGAAATAACAATGCTAACTGTTAAAAACAAGTTAACTGATGAAAAAAATATATTAAGTTATTTAGCAACATTAAGTGAGAATATTTATAGCACAACTGCAGAGAGTGTATATAAAAAGTTAATTGAATTAACTAAAAAAAGACAAATGCAAAAACTGCTAAATGAGTCAGCAACAAAAATAAAAGATGCTGAAAATATAGATATAGACATAGAAAAAGTAATAAAAGAGCTAAATAAAATTGAAGATAGAGAAATTAAAGAAGAAAGCTTAAAAGAGCAGATTATAGACACATTAGACATGATAGAGAAAAACATGAAAAACAAAAATGATTATAGCTTATATACAGGAATGCTAGATTTAGATCAATTAACTTGTGGACTACATAACGAAGAATTAACAATAATTGGTGCTAGACCTGGAATGGGAAAAACAACATTTGCATTACAAATAGCAGACTATATAGCTAAAAAGAAAATACCAGTAATGTTTATAAGTTTAGAAATGTCAGAAGAACAAATTATAACAAAATTAATAGCAAAAGAAACAAGAATAAATAGTACAAAAATGAGATTAGGAACATTAACTGACCAAGAAGCAGTAAAAGTATATGAAGCTGGAGCAGAATTAGAAGAAAAATCTTTATACATTACTAGTAATTTAAGAACAATACAGCAAATAGAAGTAGAAGCAAGAAAAATGAAAAACAAGAAAAACATAGGTCTAATAATAATTGACTATATACAGTTAATTAAAAGTTCTCAAAAATTCAATTTAAGAGAGCAAGAAGTAGCAGACATAACAAGGACACTAAAGCTTTTAACATTGGAGTTGAAAATACCAATAATAGGATTATGCCAGCTAAATAGAAATGCAACAAGACAAGAACCAATGCTATCTGATTTAAGAGAATCTGGAGCAATAGAACAAGATGCAGACAATGTTATTTTTATATATCAAGAAGAAGAAACTGATGCAGCAGCGCCAGTTGTAACAATAAAATTAGCAAAACAAAGAGCAGGCTCTACAGGAAAAGTAAATATGGTATTTAGAAAAGTATATAGCGAATTTGTAAATATAATCAGGAGGTAGTTATGAAAATTATAAATACAGAAGAACTACTAAAATTAAATGATATTGAGAAGATACAATTTATAAAGCAAATTATATTAGGACAAGCAAAATTTGTAGGAGGAGATGCAAATGAGAAGAAGTAGAGTGAGAGATATAGTTTATAAGATACTAGAAGCAGATACAAGAGCAAGAGAAGATGATAATTATTTAATATATAAAACAGTTAAAGAACTATTTCCAAGACTAGCAGAAACATATTTCAAAACGGCATTGCAAACATTAACAAATGCAGGAATAAGCTTTGAGAGTATAACAAGACATAGAAGAAAGTTTTTAGAAATACATCCAGAATTAAAACCAAAACAAAAAACAAGAATCAGAAAAGAAGAAGAGAAAAACTACGAAAAAGAATATAGCAGACATTTACCAAGATTAGATTAAACGGAGGAAAAAAGTATGGAAGTAAAAAGAGAAGAATTAATAGAGTACAGCTATTATGATGAAGAAGGAAAATTAATAACAATAGTAAACAGAGAAAAGTTAGCTAAATTGTTAGAGGCTGATGAAGTGAGATGGAAAGAATAATTAAGGGGAGGAAGAATAGATGAGTCATTATACAGTAGCTGTAATAACAGATAAATTAAATAAAATAGGAGAGATGCTAGCTCCATATAGTGAGAATATGGAAGTAGAACCATATGTAGATGAAACGAAAGAAGCAATAATTAATAGTGCAAAAGAAAGAAAAGAAAGAGTATTACAAAGAAAAGAAAAAGGAGAAGAACTAGATAAATATGATATAGAATATTTAAATGCAAATACAGATGAAGAATTATATAAATTACAAATATACGAGGATGAAAGTTATGATAAAAATGGAAATCATTTAACTACGTATAATCCAAATTCAAAATGGGATTGGTATGAGATAGGAGGTCGATGGAACAAAATTTTATTAGTTAAAGAAGAAGTTAAAGATATTGAAGAAGGAACACCATCTTGGGGAAATTTAGATAGTATAAATAAAAAAGCACCAGAAGGATTTAAATGGGTTACAGGTGCAAAAATTAAAGATATTGAATTTGAAAAAGCAATAGAATTTAATAATACATATAATAAATCAATTAGATTTTGGGAATTATACGTTGAAGGTCAAGAACCTCAAAATGAAGAAGAAAAAGAAATGATTAAATGGGAAATATATAAAAAAGAATATTATATTGAAAGGTATGAAACAAAAGAAAATTATGCAAAAATAAATAGTATATTTACTACTTGGGCATTATTAGATGAAAAAGGATGGCATGAAAAAGGAGAAATGGGATGGTTTGCAATGGCAAATGATACAGAAGATAGTGAATTATTATTTATAGAAAAATTTACAGAAACAATACAAAAGCCAGAAAATCAAGATAAATATTTAGTTATTGTTGATTGCCACATATAAGAAAAGTGAGGAATTAGGATGGGGATAGAAGAGGATATAAAGAAAGTAAAAGAGCTAAATAATTTATTAAAATTTTTTAAAACGCACGGTTGGATTCCAGATTTATCTAGAGAAATAAATACAAATGGAATAATAGACGCAATAGACCACATATTAGCAGAAAGAGAAGCAGATAAAAAGAAAATAGATAAATTACAAGTATTAGAAGATGATTTAAAGGATAAAAGAATAGTATATGTAGATACACCAGAATTTGAAGAAAAGTTTATATCAAAACAAAAAGTAAAAGAAAATATAGAAAAAATTAAAAATAGATTTAATAAAAATTTTTCAAATAAAAAAGATAAAGCATATTTTGGCATAGCAGGAGTTAATCATATTTTAGACATTTTAGAAAAAATTATTGGAGGACAAATAGTATGAATTTAAAATGTAATAAATGTGGAGCAAGTAAAAGAAGTTTATTTGTAGAAATACAAGGAAATAGAAGAGGGTTATACTGTGGCGAATGTGGAAAGTGGCAGAAATGGATAACAAAGCAAGAGCTACAAATAGCAAAATTTCAAGGAATAAAAATAATTAATAAGGAGAAATAAATGGATTACGATATAACATTTTGTAGAAAAAAAGATTGTAAAAATCTAAAATGCCAAAGAAATCAAAAAAACATACCTGAAATAGAATATAAAGCTAGAGAAATCTGGATAGGCAATTTTAAAGAATGTAAATATTGGGAGGACAAGTAATGACAGAAGAAGAGATTAAGTATTGCAAATGGTTGAATATATTAGTATTTATAGAAAATAGTATTGCATTAATTTGCTTTACAACATTAGCAATAGTTTTTAAGCATTGGTGGATAGTATTTTTCGCAATATTATTTATTTCTAACGTTAAATTTAAGAAGGAGAATAAAGATGAGTGAAGATAAAAAAATAGAACAATGTTGTGAATGTAAGAACAAAGAAAATATAGAAGATTTGTTTGTATTTAATAAAAAATATTATTGTAATTATTGCTTAATAACAGCATTAGCAATTAAAGGAGTAATAGGACTAGAACAAACCGAAAAAGGAAGGATAGTTTTATATTAAATGAAAGAAAGATTAAATCAATTAATTAAAGAAATTGAAGATAAAGATAAAGCAAGAGGACTATCAGATAATTATTTATCAGAACATGGATATTTGACAAGAAATGATGTAGGAATAGGAGAATATGCCTATGGAATTATAATGATACCTACAGACTGGGTATTACCTTATTTAAAGGAGTTGAGAGATATATATGACAGAAGATAAAAAGATAGAACAGCTTATAGCAATGGGAGTAAAGTCAATAAATATAAGCAAAGAAAAGTATGATGGTTTAAAAGAAGAAACAAAAAATCTTATAAAACTTAACGATATTATTTTAAATTTTGAGGAGGAAAAATAAATGAGCAATGAAGAATTTATAAAAACAGCAAAACAATTAGTAAGAGAATATGCAATAGAGCATTTAGACAAAACAGATGAGATACCAAATTTTAATGTGTATATAGTATGGAGTTGTAAGACATTACAAAACAGCAAAGCATTATTAAGTACAGATTTAAAAGATGGAATGTATTATGAATTGACTTACAATGGAGATAAAAAAGAAATATATTTTGATGCTTATAAAAAATTCGAAAATAAATGTATAAAAGCAGAATAGTTAAGTAGATGACTAAAAAGAAAGAAGAGGATACATAGAAATAGCAGGAGGTAACAATGAACAAGATAATTATAAATGGCAAAGAAATAGAATGCGATGGAAATAACATACAAGTAATTAATAATAAAGTATATGTTGATGGAAAGATAATATCAGAAGAGGCAAAAAAGAAAAGCAATATATATGTATATGGAGATGTTGAAAATATAGAATGTGAAGGATCAGTTGAATGTGACAATGTTAAAGGTAATATAAAAGCAGGAGGCTCAATAAATTGTGATAATGTTGGCGGAGATATTAGTTGTGGAGGTAGTGTAAATTGTGATGAAATAAGAGGTAATGTAAATGCAGGTGGAAGTATTAATAGATAAATTAAACATAAGGAGATAATATGAGAATTAAAATAGGGGAAAGTGAAGGAGAAAGATTAAATATGAATAATGTTAAAGTAATCAATGACAAAGGCTTTGCACAGCCAACGATGTTAATTTCTGTAGAATGTTATACACAAATAATAGAACAAATAGGATACTTAAAAGGAAGAAATATGGAATTAGAAAAACAATTAAATAAAGAACAAGTACTTGAGATACCAATAGAATGCGACGAAGTACAATATTATGATAATAAGCCTCATAATATGACTAAATTAACAATGAAAAATTTTTTAGAAAGAGAAATAAAGAGATTAGAAGGATTAAAAAAAGATAGTTGTAGAGAAGAAATGTTAAGAATAAATGGAAAAATAGAAGGATTAGAGTATGCAATTAATAAATTATTTGAATTATAAAATTAAGGGAGGAATACAAATGTTTAAGTTAAGAAAAAGATTAAAAGAAATAGATGATATTCAAAATGAATTAAAAAATAAATTATTAACAGAAGAGAAGTTATATAAGTTTTATTTAGAAAGAAAAATAGATGAAATAAATGCAAGATTAAAACATAATTTAAGTTATTCTATAGAACACAATACAGAATCAATCAGAGCAGACGGATGGAGATTTTTCGATATGTCATGGACAATAAGCGTGAAGATTAAAATAAGTAACATAGAAATCAAAAAGTTTACTTATGTAACACATTCCAATATAACGAAAAAGGATATTTACAAAGCAATATTAAGATACATAAACTCAAAACCTATAAGTTATTTTATAAAACTAGATAAGAAAATAGAAGATTTAGAGAAACACAATATAGAATTAGATAAAAAGAAATTAAACCTAGAAGAGGAATTAAAGAAAATAATATAAATTGTAGGAGGTACAAAAGATTGGAAATTAAAACCTTAATTAAATTATTAAAAAACTATAAAGAAAATAAAGCTACATTAAACATTAGATTAAAAGAATTAAAGAACAAAAGAATAGAATTAAAGAATCTAGTAGTAGATACTAGTATAAGTGAAATAAATTATGATACGGAAGGAATACATAGTAAAAATACTATATCAGACAAAACAGGAAACAGCATTATTAAGACAGATGATAAAAGAATTAAACTAGAAGAGGATATAAAGAAACTAGAAGAGGATATAAAGAAATTAAGAAAAGATGTAGAGGCTGTAGATGATAGATTAGAGATATTAACATATAAAGAAAAACAATTATTAATTGCAAGGTATATCGAAGAATGTAGTTATGCTGATATAGGAAATAGAGTATACTATCAGATATATAGCGAAACGAGAAGTGAAGATACAATACAAAGAATGATTAATAGAGCATTAAAAAAAGTATCAAAAATATAAAAAATGAAAATGCGGTTATTTTGCGGTTAAATTGCGGTTGTTTTGCACTTGTTTTTTAAAAAATAACAGTTTATAATTTATAATAGCAACAAAAAGTTGTAAGGCATCCTTTCATTATTATTCAAATATAATTACTACATAAAATTGTGACTATATATGTCACAATTTTTTATATTGCGGGATAGAGCAGATGGCAGCTCGTTGGTCTCATAAGCCAAAGGTCACAAGTTCGAATCTTGTTCCTGCAACCATAAGAGTAGATGTTTTTAATGTCTACTCTTTTTTTATGTACTAGACATTGTGATTTGTTGCAAGATCACCTCCTTTCTTAATATAAATATTTGACTAAACAAGCTATTTCTAGTGTAGCTTGTTTTTTATTTATAAGGAGAAATAAATGAAACTGAAAATTATAATTTTATATTTATTAATAAAGGTAATGAAAATATGAAAGATAAATTAAATTGGAAAGAATGTATGAAACGCAAATGTGAGCAATGCAAATATTATGATAAATGTTTTAAAGAAAGTAGTGGAGAAGATGGAAATAGAAAAAAGGGATACAGAAGAATTAAGAGATCTAGCTAAATTATTTAAACAAATAACAGACATTTTAAATGAAGTAGTAGATATATCTGATAAATTAGAAAATAACACATTAGAAATTTCAGAAGAAGAGGCAAATGAAAAAATAGAAGAATTATTAGGCAGATTTATTATACAACTATTAAAAATTAATAAAAAAATAGGAGAGTAAAATGAAAAAAATAAAATTTTTAGTAAATGTTCCAGATAAATATACAAGAGAAGAATACAAAGAAGGACAAGTAAAACAATTTAATAATAAAAGAGCAGAAGAAATATTAAAAGCTAGAAGAAATAATGGAGAGCCATATGCAGTTGAAGTAATAGAAAAGAAAGAAACAGCAACAAAGAAAGTAGAAAAAGAAAATGCAATGAAGGAATAGTTATGACAGAAAGAGATAATCCATTAATTGCAAAGAAATACAAAAGTAAAAGATGGCAGAAGTTAAGAAGGCAGAAATTAATATTAAATCCTATGTGTGAAAGATGTGAGAAGAAAGAAATATATGTTCCTGCCTATTTTGTACATCATAAAGAATATATAACTGAACAAAATTACGAAGATGATAATATATTCTTCAATATAAACAATCTAGAAAGCTTATGCAAACAATGTCACAACACTGAACATTTTGCAGACAAAGTAGAGTACAAGTTTGATGAAAACGGAGATTTAATAAAGAATGAATATTGAACAAAGAGCAATAGATGACGAAGTATATACTATAACTATATTGAAAAGCCTAACAGATAAAGACAGAATAGATTTAGAAGAAGGTATAAAATCATTACAAAAACACAAGGATTGTAGTAGAATACATTCTTCTAAGTTTATTATTGTTAATACTCACAAGACCAAAGAAGAGATAGAAGAAATAAATAATCAAGATAAGATTCAAGATTTGTTTAGAGTGTACAAAGAGAATAATAGTCAGAAGTATTATATAAATGATAAGACATTAATAGATGAGTTAAGCAACTTAAAGCTTACAGATAAAAATAAAAAAGAAATAAATAAAAAAATTAATTTAATAAATGATTCTATCAAAGAATTAGAAGAATATAGGAAGAAAGTGGAAACAATTATAGCAAAATAGCCCCCCATAACCTTACAAAATCAATGCTTATGGGAGAACGGTGGGTGGGCATTCGAAAAATACACAAGTTCTTTCGCGTGAGGGGTGTGGTAGATGAACGAAGATGATGCAGTAAAAAAAGCACTCGAAAATGCTCAAAAAGAAGAAATATCAGAAGAGCAAAAAGAACAAATAAAAAAAGAAATAAACAAAGAAAAAAATAGATTAAAAAAATTATATAAAGATTTACCAGATAGCAAAAAGAAATTAACAGAAAAAATAATAGAAAATGCAGCTTTTATAGCTGTTCAATTAAAGTTAATGCAAGAAGACATAAAAGAAAATGGAATTAAAGAATTTTATATGAATGGAAAAGGACAATTTGGATATAAAGAAAGTGTTGCATCTAAAACATATAATGTAAGCATAAAAAATTATATGAACATTATAAAACAATTAAACGACATGCTTCCAGAAGAAAAACAAATTAGTGAGGATGATGAATTTGAAAGATTCAATGATTTAACATGATTACATATATAGAAGAATACTATCAGTTCCTATTAAAAAATCCGATTAAAGCTTCAAACAAAGTTTTAGCTGTATATAAGAAACTTGTACAAGATTTACACAATCCTAAGCAAGTTTCTTTTTTTAATGAAATAACAGAAGAAGAAGAAACTCATACTTATATCTTCGATATAAATAAAGCCAATAGACCAATAAATTTTATTGAAAAATTTTGCAAGCATTCAAAAGGAAAATGGGCTGGAAAGTCAGTTGAGTTGGAATTATGGCAAAAAGCGTTTATCCAAGCATTATTTGGATTCGTAGATAAAGAAACAGGTTTAAGAAAGTACAAAAAAGGAATTTTATTTGTAGGAAGAAAAAACGGCAAGTCTACTATAGACGCAGGCTTAGGAACATATATGTTGACATCTGCTGGAGAAGGTGGAGCGGAAATATATTCTGTTGCAACTAAAAAGGATCAAGCAAAAGTTGTTTGGGAAGAAGCTAAAAGAATGATAAAGAAAAGTCCAGTACTAGCAAAAAGAATAAGAACGCTAGTAAATGGACTTTTTTATGATGCAACTGAAAGTTTCTTTAAAGCATTAGCTAGTGATTCTAACTCATTAGATGGATTGAATGCTTTTTTTGTAATCGGTGATGAAATTCATGCTTGGAAAGATAAAAATCTATTAGATGTTATGTATGATTCAATGTCTGCAAGAGAAGAACCATTATTTTTGGAAACTTCTACGATGGGACAAATTAGAGAAAGTGTTTTCGATAATGAATATGAGTATTGTACAGAAGTTATAAATGGATATGAAGGAAAAAGCGATATCGTAGATGAAACAATATTGCCCGTTATATACGAATTGAATAATCCAAAAGATTGGCAAAATGAGCTAGCTTGGTATCAAGCAAATCCTGGGCTAGGAACTATAAAAAATATTAAAGACTTAAGAGATAAAGTAAACAGAGCTAAGAATAATCCTAGTGAACTAACAAATTTATTATGCAAAGACTTTAACGTTAGACAGAACGACCAAGATAAATGGATAACATTCGATATTGCAAATAATGAAGAAACTTACAAAATAGAAGAATTATTCGATACTTATGCAATTGGAGGAGTTGACCTTTCTAGTACTACAGATTTAACTTGTGCAACATTATTAATTATAAAACATAATAAGAAATATGTAATACAACAGTACTTTATTCCAAGTGAACGCTTAGAATTTAAAGTAAAAGACGACAAGATTCCATATGATAAATGGGAAAAAAGAGGGCTAGTAACAATATGTGAAGGCGCAAAAGTAAACTATACAAATGTAACACAATGGTTTTTAAAAATGAATGAGGACTATCAAATTTCAGCAATGTGGATAGGATATGATCCTTGGAATACACAATATTGGGTTGAAGAAATGAAAAATTATGGATTCGAAATGGTAGAAGTAAGGCAAGGAGCAAAAACGATGAGTAACCCTATGAAACAGCTTGAAGCTGATTTAATAGAAAAGAAAGTAAATTATAATAATAATCCAATATTAAAATGGTGTTTATGTAATACAGCTGTTAAAAGAGATGAGAATGACAATATTCGACCAGTAAAAGGACAAAAACAAAGACAAAGAATAGATGGAACAGTAAGTTTAATTATAGCTTATTGTGTTTTATATGAAAAAATGAATGACTATCTAGTGCTACAGGAGGAATAAGATGAGGAAACAAAGAAGAAGCTTATTTGAGCTTATCTTTAATATAAAAAAACAAGAACAAAATACTATACAACCACAATTTAAAATGCTTAATAGCTATGAAGCACAATTTACAACATTAAGCGGAGATACATATGACAGCAAATGCGCTAGACAATGCATAGATAGAATTGCTACACATGCTGCAAAACTAATACCAAGGCATATAAAAGGAAGTATAAGTAACAACATCAAAGGAGATATTAATTATCTATTAAGTGTGCAACCTAACCCTTTAATGGATACTTATAACTTTATTTACAAAACAATTTCAATATTAGAAAATGATAACAATGCTTTTGTTTTTATAGCGAGAGATGAAACAGATTTTATAACAGGATTTTATCCAGTTCTAGCACAAAATTATTTTTTATTTGAAGATGCTGCAGGTAATCTATTTTTAAAATTTAAATTCATTAATGGACAAGAATATTTTTTATTATACACAGACTTAATACATTTAAGAAAATTTTATAATAAGCACGATGTTTTTGGAACAAACAATAAAGTTTTACAAATGGATTTAGAAACAGCGCATACTGCAAATGAAGGAATAAGCAATGCAATAAAGACTACTGCAAATTTAAAAGGAATATTAAAATATAATGCTGTACTAAAACAAAAAGATATAGAAGAAAGTAAGAATGCTTTTGTTAGAGATTTTTTAAATTTAGAAAATGAAAGCGGAATTGCTGCAATGGATTCCAAAGCAGAATTTAAAGAAATAAATATGAAACCAATTACTCTAGACAGTGAGCAATTAAAACAAGTTAATTATAATATTTTTGATTATTATGGAATTTCTGAAAGCATAATAAGAAATGACTATACTTTCGAACAATGGAACGCTTTCTACGAAGGAGTTATAGAACCGCTAGCAATGCAATTGAGCAATGTATTTACTATAAAAATTTTTAATAAAGAAAGTATAAAAAGAGGAAATAAAATAGTATTTACTGCAAATAGATTACAATATGCAAGTTTGACAGATAAAACAAATTTATTAAAAGTTGTAATTCCAGCAGGTGTAATAAAAACAGATGAAATAAGAGAAGTGTTAGACTTTGCACCTTTAGGAGGAGAAGAAGGAGAAAGAATAGTACAATCTCTAAACAATATAGATAAAGAAATAGCTAACGAATATCAAGGAGGAAAAAACAATGGAAAATAAATATTATGGTTTAGCTAATTTAAGAGCTTTAGAAGATGAAAATAAACAAATGATATTAGAAGGTTATGCAATTAAGTTCAATCAACCTACACAGCCAAAATTTAAAGAGTTATATGGATATACAGAGATAATAAGCTCTAGAGCATTAGACGATACAGATTTATCTGATGTACCTCTTAAATATAATCATTCTGATGGAAAAGTTATATTAGCAAGGACAAGAGGAGGAACATTAAATCTTATAAAAGATGAAATAGGACTAAAAATAAGAGCAATTTTAAATAGCAAAATACCTGACCACGTTTCTGTTTATGAAGCAGTAAAAAGCGGCTTAATAGATAAAATGAGTTTTGGATTTTTCGAAGATGAAGAAATGAACTCTTACGATGCAGAAAGTAGAACGATAACAGTTAACAAAATAACAGCATTAACAGACGTATCTGTTGTAGATGTTCCTGCATATGATTCTACAGAAGTATATGTAAGAAACTTAAAATCTTTAGAAAATATGGATAAATCTAAAGAATTAGAAATAAGAAAAAGAAAATTAAAAGTTTTACTAAGTTTATAATACCGAAAGAGGCTAGCTGGAGAGCTAGTTTTTTCTGACTGGAGAGGAAGATAGGAGTTTTTATAAAACAGCTGGAGAGCTGTCATTTTTATTTTTAGGAGGAAGTTATGAGTAAAGAAGAAATACTAAAAAGAAAAGAAGAACTAAGACAATTATTAAATGAAGCCAAGACAGAAGAAGAAATAAACGAAATTGAAAAAGAGGCTAAAAAACTAGAAGAAATTGAAGAAGAATCAAAAGAAGATATTACAAAAGAAGAAGAAAGACAATTATTAACCAAAAGTACATTAAATCAATTAAAAAACGACACTATAAATTTAGAAAAAAGAAGCTTAAAAGTTAGAAAGGATGGAGAACCAATGGAAAATGAACAAAAAAGAACACTAGCACAAGTTTTAGAAAGTCCAGAATATAGAACAGCATGGGCTAAAAAATTAATGGGAAGACCAGAAAAAGATTTTACAGAGGAAGAAAAAAGAGCATTAGGAGATGCAATCACAACAACTGATACAGAATTTGTTGCTTCTGCTGCCGAAACACAAGGAATTAATAATGGTGGGCTATTCATCCCAAAATCTGTAAGAAGTGACATTATGGAAATCATAACAGATTCAAGTCCAATTTATAGAGATGTAAGAAAATTAAATGTTGCAGGAAATATCGAATTACCTTATTTAGACGAAGCTGATGATGCTGAATGGTATACAGAACTTAAAGAAACAAAAAATGAAGGACAAAAATATGCTAACTTACAATTAACTGGTTGGGAATTAGCAAAAGATGTTGAAATTACATGGAAATTAGAACAAATGGCAGTAGACAGCTTTATTCCATTTATTGTTGAAGAATTAGCAGCCAAAATGGGAATAGCTTTAGTCAATGCTATTATCTATGGAGATGGAACAAATAAACCAAGAGGAATTACAAAAGACCTAACACCTATAAAAAAAGGAGAAACACCAATTGATAGAATAGTTGCGACATATAAATCTTTGTCAAAAGAGGCTAGAAGAGGAGCAAAAACATATATTTCTACAAATGTTAATATAGATATTTGTGGATACAAAGACAACAATGGAAATTATCCATTTCTACAAGGCCTTGCAACAAATAAATTAACTCCTGTTGAAGTAGACCCATATTTAAAAGATGACGACATAATATCTGGAAATATGAGAAATTATATACTAAATGAAGTTACACCTGTAAGAGTTGATAAAGAATCTAAAATAAAACCAAGAAGAATAGTTTATGGAGGCTATGCAATATATGATGGTGCAGCAAGACCAGATTATTTTGCATATAGCCAAAAAGCAGAATAGGAGGAAACTAAATGGATACTAAAGTAAAGTTCTTAAAACAATTAGCACTAAAAGTAACATCTGCAACTTCAGAAGATGAAGTTGTTGGAGAAACAGTGTGTGAAGTACTAGATTACATAGTAAAGAACTATAAAGAAAGTGCTGCTAGTCAAGGACCTCAAGGAGATCCAGGCGAAAAAGGAGATCCAGGAACACCTGGTAAAGATGGAAAAAGTGTAACTGCCATTGAATTAACAACAGATGAATCAGGAAAAGTAACAGGAGGAACAGTAACATTTTCTGACGAAAGCACATCTGAGATAACTGTTACACAAACAGGAGTTTAGGAGAAATTAAATGGACAAATTACTAAAACTAGCAAAACAATCTTTAAGTATAATTGAAACTGCAACCGCTAAAGATGAAGAAATAAAAATGTGGATAAATGCAGGAATAGCAGATTTAAAAAGACAAGGAATTAATACAAAAGAAAATGAAAATGATAGTTTAATAGATTCTGCTATTGTTATGTTTGTAAAATCTAATTTTGGTAATGTAGATATAAAGGAAAAAGAATTAGCACAGAGAACATACAATTTGATCTGTGCTAATTTAGGTTTATCTACAGAATATAAGGTGGATGATAAAGATGCATGATGTTGAATGTATACTATTATCTAAAGAAATTGTGCAAGACGAAATAGGCGTAGAAAAAGAAATAACAAAAGAAACACCTATACCAATTATAAAGCACGAAGATATATATGCTAAAGAATATTATGTAGCTAGTCAATCTGGATACAAACCAACATTAAGACTAAAAGTAAGTGCTTTAAATTATGAAGGACAGTCAGAACTTAAATATATGGGAATTACTTACACTATTATAAGAGCAACAGAACCTTATGCAGATGAAGTAACTTTAATTTGTGAGAGGAAGATTAAAAATGTCTAAAAGCATATCTGGAGAGATGTTAAGCAAAGAAATAATGAAAGCATTAGAAGGATATGCAGATGATATATCAGATATTGTAGAAAAAGATGCAAATGAAATTGGTAAAGAAGCAGTAAAAACAATTAAACAAGAATCTCCAAAAGGAGCAACAGGTGAATATGCAAAAAGTTGGAGATTACGTAAAGATAAAAAAGGTAAAAATAGTTATATTGTTAAGCTTTATAACAAAGATCATTATCAACTTACTCATTTATTAGAGTTTGGACATTCTACAGCTGATGGAGGACATACAGAAGCACAGCCACACATAAGACCAGTAGAACAAGAATATAGCAAGAAGTTTGAGGACAAATTAAAACAAGACATAGGAGGCTTAAAATGACATTAGAAGAATTAAAGCAAAGATGTATAGAACAAAGCTTTAAATACGCATATGGAAGATTTAAGAATCCAACACAGCCTCCACATTTAGTAGCAATAACGACAGATACAGACAATTTTATGGCAGATAATAAAGTTTATAAAAAGAGACTGCCAATAAAGTTAGATTATACATATATAGACAAGAATATTGAAGAACAAAACAAAATAGAAGATATTATTTTAGCGGATATTCCGTGGAATAAAACAGAAGAAACTTACTTGAAAGATGAAGGAATCTGGCAAGTAAGTTATTTTTTTGAAATTTTAATTTAGGAGGAATAAAAATGCCAGAAGCAAAAAATAAAGTTAAATTTGGTTTAAGTAATGTACATATAGCAAAAATAACAGAACAAGATGGGCAAATTACATATGGTACACCTATCGCATTACCAGGTGCAGTATCTTTAACTGCAGATCCAGAAGGAGATACAACACCATTTTATGCAGATAATATTAAATATTATATTGCAGTAGCTAATAATGGCTATACAGGAGAATTAGAGATTGCAATGACACCTGAAGAATTTTTAACAGAAATATTAGGACAAGAAAAAGATACAAATGGAGCTTTAATAGAAAGTTCAGACGATATAAATGCAAGATTTGCACTTATGGGAGAAATAGAAGGAGACGTTAAAAAGAGAAGATTTGTATATTTTGATGTTACTGCAGCAAGACCAAGTTCTGAAATGAACACTGTAGAAGAATCTAAAGAACCACAAACAGATACATTGGAATTAACTATGGCAGCAAGAAGCACGGATAATGCGATAAAAGCGGTAATAGAACCAAATGAAACAAATCAAGATGTATATGATACTTTCTTTAAAAAAGTATACGAAAAAAATGCTGTAGCAGGCGTATAGGAGGAAATAAATGCGAAAAATAGCAATAGGTGAAAAAGAATATCCTATAGATTGTAATGCATTAACATTTATTAACTACAGAAAAAAATTTAATAGAGGAATATTTGAAGATATTGAAATAATTGAAAATTTTCTAACAGTTCAAACTGTTATAGCCAATCAGTTAAAGAAAGAAAATCCAAATATCACAGAAGCCGAGATAACCGTGAAGTTATCTCGACTAATGTTAAAAACAATTGATAATTATATCGAAGCCGTAACTAGAATAGCATATATATGTTGTTATACAGCTAATGAAAAAATTGGCGAATATGAAGATTGGCTTAGAGATATAAAAAGAATAAAGACAACAGATGATTGGATTGTTGAGGTAACGGAATTTGCCGTCGATTGCTTTTGTTGATGAAGAAACCTTTAAAGAGCTTAGTAAATTAACAAAAAATGAAGAAGCATCAGAATCAAAGTTCCCAGAATATGATTTTTTTGCAACAGCATTAAAAATTGGGTTGACAACAATGGACTTGAAAGAACTTACATACATAGATGTGCTAAAAATTTTAATTTCATTTCTAGAAGATAAGAAAGGAAAAAGTAACGTCAAAAAGGCAACACAATCAGATATAGATAGATTATTAGGCTAGATTTTCTAGTCTTTTTTTATGGGAGAACGAAATGGCAGGAACTATTAAAGGAATTATTGTTGAGATTGGTGGAGATACATCAAAATTACAGAACGCATTAAAAAAAGTAGACACAGCTACATCTAGTTTAAGTAAAGAACTAAGAGGAATAAATTCATTATTAAAGTTAGATCCTAGCAATACAGAACTTTTAGCACAAAAACAAGAAGTATTATCTGAAACAATAGAGACTACCTCAAAAAAATTAGAACAATTAAAAAAAGTACAAGATGAGGTATTAGCCAATCCCAATAATGTGTCTGAAGAAAATTATAGAAATCTTCAAAGAGAAATTATAAATACGGAAAATAAATTAAAGCAATTACAGTCGCAAGCTAGTAAATGGAATGAAGCAGGACAAAAACTAGAGGAATTTGGGAATAAAATTACAAAAATATCTAACAAAATAGATAATGTAGGAAGTAAATTAACAACTTCCTTAACATTACCCGTACTAGCAATAGGAACTGCAGCCATAAGCACAGGAAATGACTTTGAAAAACAAATGTCAAGGGTACAAGCTATAGCAGGAGCAACAAAAGAAGAATTAGAAGAACTTACTAACCAAGCAATTGATTTAGGAGCGTCTACTAGTTTTAGTGCATCAGAAGTAGCATCAGGTATGGAAAATTTAGCTAGTGCAGGTTTTACAACAAATGAAATTATGTCATCGATGCCAGGTTTATTAGATTTGGCAGCATCCAGTGGTGCCGACTTAGCAACAGCTTCTGAAATTGCAGCTAGTGCAATTAGAGGATTCGGACTTGAGGCTAGTGAGTCAGCACATGTAGCAGATGTATTTGCAGAAGCAGCTGCGAGAACAAATGCTCAAACAGAAGATATGGGAGAAGCGATGAAATATGTAGCTCCAGTTGCAAAAACTGTAGGATTATCTATAGAAGAAACAGCTGCTGCTATAGGTATTATGTCAGATGCTGGGGTAAAGGGAAGTCAAGCAGGAACTACATTAAGAGGTGGTCTAACTAGAATAGTAAAACCAACAAAAATGGTTAGAGATGCTATGGCAGAACTAGGAGTAGAGTTTTATGATTCAAACGGTAAAATGAAATCTTTAACTGAAATAATTAAAACATTACAAGAACATACAAAAGGATTAACAGATGAAACAAAAAACCAAGCTCTTGCACAGATATTTGGTACGGAAGCGCTATCTGGAATGTTAGCTCTAGTAAATAGAGGAGCAGATGAATTAGATAATATGACAAAATCTTTTGAAGATGCTGATGGAGCAGCTTCAAAAATGGCAGATACAATGCTAGATAATACTTCTGGTGCAATAGAAGAATTAAAAGGAAGCTTTGAAAGTGCAGGTATTGCAATACAAAAAGAATTAGCACCATATATTAGAGATTTAGCAGATTACATTAGAGATTTAGTTGATAAGTTTAATGATTTATCGGATGAAGAAAAAGAGAACATTATTAAGACAGTAGCACTAGTTGCAGCAATTGGTCCAGCCTTAACTATCATTGGAAAATTAGGAACAGGAATAGGAACTTTAAGTAAAGGAATAGGAAGCTTAAGTAAATTGATAGGAACACTAATTCCTAAAATTACACAAACATCAGGAACAATTTCTACATTATCAGGGATACTAAGTGGCTTAGGAATAGCAGGAGCTGGAGCAGTAGCTTTTTTTGGAGCAGCAGCAGTTGGAATAGGAGCATATCAGCTTAAACAACATGAAACAATTATCGAAGCAAATAAACTTACTCAAGAAACTATAAAGCAAAAAGACGCTTTTAATTCATTAATAGAAATTCAAAATCAAAAGCTTGCTATTGATTTGCAGCAAATAAGTAAAACTGAAGAGTTATGGCAAGAGTTACAAAAAATAACAGATGAAAATGGTAAAGTTAAGTCAGGATATGAAGAAAGAGCTAAAGTAATTACATCAGCATTATCAGAAGCTTTAGGAACAGAAATAAACTTAAATGGAGATGTAGTACAAGGTTATAAGGATATACAAAGTGAAATTGATAATTTAATAAGAAAAAAGAAAGCAGAAGCAATAATGTCAGCACAAGAAGAGGCATATACAGAAGCTTTTTCAGCGAGACAAGATGCTTATAAACAAATATTAGATTTACAAGATCAAATTTCGGAAAAACAAAACAAAATTGCTTTTGCAGATGGTAGAGAGAGAGCAAAATTAACTACAGAAATAGGAGCTTTAACAAAATCTTTACAAGAGCAACAAGATTTAGTTAAGGAATATGATGTTACAATAGCCGATTATGAATATGATCAAAAATTAGCAATGGAAAATACTGCTGATTCTGTGGCTGAATTAATTAATAGGAATGCAATTTCGTATCAATCCGATGTAAATAATCTTCAACAATCAGGACTAGATAAATTAACATATTATACAGAGCAACTTCAAAATTATAAAAATTATAAACAACAAGAAATTGATGCAGGAAACTCAGCAAATGGACAAATGTATCAAGATCAAATCAATGCAAATGAACAACAATTACAGTTAACTGCACAAAGTTTTGCAAGTCAAATAACAAAAGTTCAGGATTTAACACCAGAGATAGTTAAAGCATATGGAGATATAGCTGATTATTCAACAGATGAATTTAATAAAGCAATTAGCAACCTACCTGAAGATGTAGCTAATGAATTAAATTCAATTATATGGACAGTTGATGCTTCGACATTACCTGATTCAACTCAGTCGTTAGGAGATAGAGCTGCTCAAAAATTCAAAGAAAAGTACAGTAGTTCAGATGGAAAGTCGGCATCCGAAGATTATTTAGCTGGAGCAGAACAAGGAATTAACAATAAAAAGTCATCATTTTGGAATATTTTATTTAATATTGGACAAAGAGGAAATAGCAATTTTAGAAAAGGTTTAGGAGATGGCTCACCATCTGTTTTAGCAAAAAAAGCTTTAATAGATTATTTTGCAGGAGCTGAAATAGGAGTAGATAAATCAGGAAAAGATTTTGTAAAAAGTTTGAATGATTATGGTTCGCTTGCAAATGATGAATTTACAAACGCTTTATCCTATGAGAATATAAATAAAAAACTAAAACAAGGAATTAAAATTCCGAAAAATATAAATGGACTGCAATCAGCATTAACAGCGCAAGTTAAAAAAACAAGTAATGCAAATTATAATATAAATAATATATTTAATGTACAAGAATTAGACAAAGAAAGATTAGAACAATGTTTTAATTATATTGACAGAAAATATAGTGCGAAATTCTAAGTATTATGATAAAATCTATTTAATTAGAAGAAAGGGGATTTTATTATGGTATGTCCAAATTGTAAAAAAGTAATTTCAGATGATTCTGAAAGATGTCCAGAATGTTTAGTGAATATTGATGAATTTGAAAAAGAAAGTAGAGTACATAATAGAAGAAAATCAGAGTTTATTTCTATAGCAAAAACTACTATGATAATATTATCATTAATTGCAGCAGTGATAATGTTTATATTAAAAAGTTATGTTGCAGGAATTGTTATAATATTTGCTATAATTCCAGAAGTATTTTTATTATATATAGTAGAAACAATAATAGACTTATTACAAGAAATAAGTGAAAAATTAGACAAATAAAGTAAAAAAACGGCTTATGAGAATTGATTTTAAGCCGTTTTATTTTTTTATTAGACTAATTATATGCTTTAAAATACGATAGAAGAGCAGTTTTGAACTGTTCTTTTTTTATTCTTAACTGGAGGAAAAAATGGTAAGACAATTTAGACTTATAAATGAAAAAGGACAAGAATTTAACTTAATGGATTTATATAATTCCTGTTTTTTATCCGAACCCGATGGCTTAGGATATTCTTATAATACTACATATGAACAAGTAGGAAATTCTTTTTTTGAAACCCTTAGAAATGTTCAGCAAGGACAAATAACTGGAACAGCTAATTTTAGCTGCTATGATAATTATAAGAGCTTTGTAGATTATATAGAAAGTTCTGAAAAATTAAGGTTTGGATACAAAATACCGTATAAAAATCTTCCGATTAAAGAATATTTAAAAGATATAAACATTCAAAGCATAGGCAAAGGACAAATGGACACAGATGGAATATTAAAATGTCCAGTTACATTTGACTGTTTGAGTCTATGGTATGAGGAAAATAAAACTATATATTCTACTTCTGCACAAGCTAACGAAATTAGATGGGACTTTGAATGGGATAGCAAGTTTGTTGATTATAACAATAGAACATTAGAATACATTAACCAAGGTCATGTGCCAGCTCCAGTTTTAATTAAAATTAAGGGTCCAGTTGAAAATCCGACACTGACTCTAAAAGTTGAAGGGCAAGTATATCAAGAAGTAGTAGTAAATGTAGATTTAAAAGAATATGAAACGTTTGAATATTGTACACAAGAAAATAATTTCTATATTAGAAAAGAAAATACGGATGGAACTTATACAGACTTATTCGAATTAGACAATATAGATCCATCTAACAACAATATTATAAAATTTCCGAAAAATAAGTCTTGTGAGTTAGTTATGTCTGCAGATAACGAAATACTAAATGCTGAAGTTAGTGTTTATGCATATTATAAGGTGGTTTAGATATGGCAAGAATTGTAACAGTTAAATTTAATAATATATCATACAATGCTACATATAACGAAACAACTGACGAATATGAAGTAGAACTAACTGCACCCGAATCTGGTGGAATATATAATGCACAAATCTCTTGTGTAGATGGAGATACAACAAATACAACAGATATAGATATAAGAGTATTAAAACAAGAAAAAATTAAAATAACAACAGACGATACATATATGTATATTTTTGACTATAAAGACTTTACAGTTAAAGATATTGTTGAATTATCTGATTATGATATTAACATAGATGAAGAGACAAATGCAAACACTACAGTAAATGTATTAAAGAAAACAACAGCAAAAACAGATGACATTGTGATGATAAAAGAAAATGCAGAGATAAAATATTGGGGAATTATTCAAGAAATACAAAACGAAAATGGATCTAAATTATACCAATACATAATTAAATATATTACTAATATGTTTAATCAAAATGTTGTCTTAAATCAGAATATAGTAACTACAAATGATATTGAAGAAGGCTACTATAGAATACATAGTAAAGTAAATTATAATTTTGTATTTGATGTTTTAAATGCATCATTAGAAGCTGGAGCTAATCTACAAATATATGAGAGCAATAATACAATGGCTCAAAAATTCAAAATATCTAAAAGAGCTGATGGAACATATAAAATAGTTAATATAAATTCTGGTATGGCGGTAGATGTACAAGGCGCAGTATTTGAAAATGGTACCAATTTACAAGTATGGACAGATACAGACAATCAAGCTCAAAAATGGACTTTTACGAAAAGAAATGATAACTCATATTCAATATATTCTGCAGGAACCAATTTAGTGATTGACTTGCAAAACGGGAATATAAATAATGGTGGAAACTTGGGAATATGGGAGTATGTAGAAGGTAGTCAACAAGAATTATGGTTGCTAGAAAAACTAGACGAAGAAATAATACGACATGAAGGAATAGAAGATTATATAGCAGAACAAATTAATAAGAATTTTGTTAATAATGAAGATATATTAATGAATCGAGATTATCTAGAAATAAGAGTAAAAACACATACTAAATTAGATGTATCTGTTTCTACAATAGTAGATGTCCAAAATGATATATATAACTTACATACATTTATGACAAATTGTACTCAAAATTATAATATTACATATAACGTATTTTTAGAAAACAAAAAACTAATAATTGAAATAGAAAACAAAGAAATAAAAAAAGAATTAATCGACGTAAATGCTCAACCAATTTCAAACTATACAGAAGTTTTTGAAACGGATGTAGTATCTAAAGTTGTTGTTATTACTAAAGATGGAAGTAAATATAATCTATATTTAAAAACGGACAGAACGACAACTGAAAATATGTTAGACGAAGACCGAGCTGAAGGCAAAACAGAAGTGGTATATGCAGAAAATATTGAAGATGCAAAGCAAAAAGCTTTAGATACATTTAAAGGAAATGCATATAATCACAATGTTACATTCGATTATTATAATAAAGAAATTAAACTCGGAACACCGATTACAATTAAAACAAAAGAATCTTTAATTTACGATACATATATTTCTGCAGTTTCTAAACAAAAAGGCAGTAAGTTGTATAAGTATACTTGTGGAAATATAAGAATAGGTTTTATAGATAAACTAAAAAAAGAAAGGAAAAATAGGTAATGTTAAAAGGACATGTTTTTTCGGAGCAGATTTTTGGAAATCAAATATTTGCTCTTTTTATTAATACTTTTTTACATGGCAGAAATGGAGTTAGTAATAATTACAAAGAAGGAATGGCTATAACATATAGTGGAAGTAACGTGCATATTGCTTCTGGGGCTATCTGTATACAGGGAAGATTTCTAGAGGAAGACTCAGGCAAAGATATTGTAGCAGATACAGATAGTCAATATTGCTCTTTAGTTTTAGAAATAAATTTGGATGCTGTTAATACATCGTCTTCATTTTTACAAGCAGATTATAAAATAATAAAAAATGCTAGCAATTATCCTCCATTAACCCAAAACAATATTGTTAAAAATAATGCTGGAATATATCAATACGAATTAGCTAGATTTAGAACTTCTGCAAGTGGTATTACAGACTTTCAAGACAAAAGGACATTTCTAGATTTTGATACAATATGGGATTTTATAGAGCAAGAATGGAATGTTAAACTATCAGAGTTAGAAGAAGAATTAGCAGCAGTAGAAGATGGTAGCGCTTATTTCTTAAATTCTAGATTAAAAATATTTCATAACCAAGCCGATGATTCTCAAGGTAAAGAAGGAGATATCGGCTTGGTTTATTTTGATTAGGAGGCTTAAATGGCTAGAATAACTGGATATGTAACACAACATAATGAAGCTTACGAATATTATATTGAATGGGAAGAGTTTAATATAAATCAACAGGCTAATACTTCTTCTGTAAGAGCTACTTCATATATTAAATGTAATTCTCATAATTCTTGGGCAAATAACAAGACTCAAAAGCTTTGGATTGCAGGAAGAGAATTTAGTAATACATTAAATATAAGTTTAAGTCCAGGGGCAGTTGTACAGCTTGTAAGTGCTACCGTAGATAATATTGCTCATAATTGGGATGGTAGTTTAAGTATAGAAATTGCAGCTTCTGGAGATTTACCAAGTGGTTCTGGATATGGTCCGCTTTGGGGTGAAGCGAAACAAACAGTATGGCTTACACAAATAGCAAGACAAGCTAATTTCACTTCTGTTGACATACAAAATACAACATTGGAACATTTTGATGTTTATTATAATTTAGATAAAACAGTAGATGCAATACAATACAAAGTAAATAATGAATCTTGGCAAAATATTAATCCATATTGGGGCAACTGGAACAAAGAAGCAACTTTTGCAGTACAAGGGTTAAATCCTAATACATATTATTCTATACAATTAAAGGCTACTGTTAATGGAATAGATAGTTATTCTTCTGTATACAATGTAAGAACGTTAGATATTGCTAGATTTACGAGCTTAAATGATTTCTTTTTTGGAGATGTTGTCAATATAACTAAGACTAATGAATCGAATTGGTGGAACTTTTTAACTATTAAAGTTGGAGAAAATGTAATAGTAGAAAGACGAGCATTAGAAGGAAATAATTTAGTTTTTACTTTTACACAAGATGATTTAGATAAACTATACAAAGCTCTAACAAGTTTTAACAAAACAACCGTAGAATTTATATTAATAACATATAATGAATATCAAGAGTGGACAAACTCGAAAAAGGTGCAATGTACTTTTAATGGAAATCAAAAAACAGCCCATTATTATACACAAGATCAAACAAGGAAAAGAGCAAAAGTAATATATTACATAGCTGATGAAACACCTAAAAAGGCAGTATTTGTTATTAAAAAAGAAGGAAAATGGAGGAAGTGCATTTAATGGAAGAGAGAGAGATCTTTTTTAAACAAATAAATATAGAGCCTTCTAAAGTTTATACAAATTCTAAATTTAAGTTAAAAATAAAACTAGAAGACAATTCAATATCAAAATTGTTAACAGAAGACAACTGTGTATTAAAAACGGAAAATAACGGAAAAATTGTAGAGGTGTAAAAATGCTAATTATAGATGAAACAATTTATTTGGAGCGAAAAACAACTGGAATATTAAGCTTAATAATAGACGACTATATTCTAAGAGTTGGAGATACAGTGGTATTGGCAGTTAAAAAGAATGATGAAGAAACAGAAGAATTAATAAGAAAAGAAATAAAAGTAGACATGCAAACTAATACAGTGGAAATAAAAATAAACCCAGAAGACACAGAACAGCTAGAACCTAGCTGTTATTTTTATGGAATAACATTAAAAATGGCTAATGGAGATGTATTCCCAATAATTAAAACTAACAAATTCATTGTGGAAAGGGTGATACCGAATGTGTGACGAAAAATGCTCTTTGCACGCAAGGATAGAATCGAAAATAAATATAAATGGAAAATTAGGATTTGGTACAGAGAATATTGGTGGTACTACTAATTATAACAACTTAGAGAACAAACCAAAAATAAACAACATTGAGCTTAAAGAAAATAAATCTAGTAAAGATTTAAAATTGCAAGACGAAATGGAAGAATTTACTAATATAGAATTAGAATCTATATTTTCAGATTTATAGGAGGAGTAAAAAAATGGCTGATAAAAAGAAATATATTGGCGAAAATGCCTTAACTTATATAAAAACACTATTAAAGAATAAACTTGCAAACAAAGTAGATAAAGAACATAAAACTGGAAGTGAAACAGACTACAAAGTGTTATCTGACAACAACTTAACAGATGAACTAAAACAAAAGATTTTAAACGCAGGAGACAGCTCCTTTAGTGGACAATTTGCTGACTTGACGGGAAAACCTACTACTTTAGCTGGATATGGCATAACAGATGCAAAAATAGAAGGAAAGACAGTAACGTTAGGAGCTGAAACAGTAACCGTTCCAACAAACAACAACCAATTAGAAAATGGAGCAGGATATCAAACTTCTAGCGAAGTACAAAGTGCTATAAATTCTGCGACAACTGATATGGCTACTAAAACCTATGTAGCACAACAACTAGCAAATATTAATAAAAAACAAATAGTAACAAGTACAGAAGAAATGACAGATGCAAATATAATTTATTTAATGTCAAATAATGGAGAAGAAGACAATATTTATGATGAATATCTTGTAATAAACGGAAAACCAGAAAAGGTAGGAACTACAGCTGTTGACTTAACAAACTATTTAAAAGAAGATGATCTTGTTGAAATAGAAAATTCTAGAATAGACGAAATATTTGCAGACCTTTAAAAGGTGGTGTTAAATATGGCAGATAAAAAAGAATATTTAGGAGAAAATGGAATAAAGCGAATCGGACAAAAAGTATTTGAAAAAGCAATTAAATCTACAGAAATACGAGAAATAAAAATAGTTACAGAATATCCAGAAATTGAAGAGCCTAATGTGTTATATATGAAGGTGGTTGAATGAGAATTTCAGATATGAAAGTGAATGAAAAAACCGTTCAAGAAGCTAAATTAAATAATAAAATTGTATATAGAAAAGAAACAAGTGTTAAGAATATAATATATAATGCAGATTTTCGTTTTGGAACTGATGGATTTAAAAAATTTGTAAATATGGTTGTACAGCAAGAAATAGAAGATGGATTTGTTGCTTGGGTTAAATTAGATAATACAAATGCTAGAACTTCTATGATTGTTCAATTAACAGAAGATTTAATTGCAGGGCATAGATATTATGGACGTGTAACATTTAGAGGAAGCGAAGATACAATGTATCAATGGCAACAGCAACTTAACTCTCCTAATCTTACACAATCTTATGGAGAAAATAGTCCAAACGAAGTAACTATATCTACAATATTTGCAGAAATAACAACACAATACAGATTATTTTATAATATGACTGCTACATTTGCAAATGCAGAAAGTAAAGCATATGTTAAAGATGCAATGTTAATAGATGTAACAGATATGCTAAATAGCGGATTAACGGAAGAACAAGTTAAATCTCAATTGGATGCAATGCCATTTTTTGCAGATACTACACCTCCAGAATATGTACAAATTCAAGTATATAATAAAAATAATACATCAAGTACAACAATTACAAATGGAGAAACAGTTAGGATATTGGCAACATTTAATACAGAATTAGGAACTTTACCAACCTTATCTATTGGAAAACAAAAAATACTAATGAAAGCAACTTCAGATGGAAAAGGCGGAATTATATATCAAGCAGATATAACAATAGCTAGTGATAATATTATGGAAGAAGGGGTATTGAAGTTCACAATTAGTGGTTACACAGACAAAAATGGAAATGAGGGAGAGAAAGTAACAGAAGCTAATGCGAGAAATTCATTAACATATTATGTGTAAGATATTAAGAATTATAAAAAGAACATTAATAAGCTTAATGCTGTTAATGTTCTTTAATTTGTTTATATAAAATAGGAGAAAATATGGGAGATACAATAATTGTTGCAATTATTACAGTTGTAGGAACAATTGCAAATACATTGATAAGCAAGAAAACTAATAAAAAAATAGAAAACATAAATGATATAAATAATAAACTTGATTTTATGCGAAAAGAAAGTAAGGAAGATATGTTAAAGCATACAGTAGATGCAGATAAAACATATTTAATAAACTTTCTTTCTGACTTGGAAAATGGGGTACCAAAAACAGAAGTACAAATAAAAAGAACCTATGAAATATATGAAAGATATGTTAACAATGGTGGAAATTCATATGTGCATGATAAATGGGAAGAAGTAAAAAAATTAGGATTATTATAGAAGGGAGGAATTGAGATGACAGTAGAGATGTTTTTAGCTTTATTACTTGGCTTTTCTATATTAGCAAGTTTAGTAACAGAAGCAATAAAGAAGTTATTTAGTGCAGATGGAAATATAACAGCTTTTGTAGTAGCAATAGTAATAGGTTTAGTAGGAACATTATTATATTATCAGTTAGGAAGCATAGATTTTTCAACTAACAATGTAATCTATGCTGTTTTAATTGGTTTAGCATCTAGTTTAGTAAGTCAATTGGGTTACGATAAAGTAAAAGAAGCTATACAAAAATTTATAGTATAGGAGGTCGAAAATGAAAAATAAAAAGTATAAGATTTTTGTAGTAATAGTTATAATATTATGCTTAGGTGTTTACTTTGGTTTGTCGACAAGAACAGAAATAACAGAAACAACACAAGGAAATACAGCAGAAAATAATGTACAAACATATGAGATGACTAATGAGGATATAGAAGCATTAAGTACAACAGAAATAACAGAGCAAACAGAAGCAGAAGAAGAAGAAATAGGAAAAGAACAAGAAGTAGAAAATGAAGAATTTGAACTACAAGGACAGATTGCATACGAAGGTTCTAGTCAATACCCTCGAGTAAGTCTAGGTAGTTATTCTGGTCTAACTTATTATTCACAGATAGATTCAAGATGGAAAAATCATATGTATAGTTCTGTTTCAGATAGTTCTCAAACAATTGGAACATCAGGTTGTGGTCCAACTTCTGCAGCTATGGTGGTAACAGCTATAAAAGGAACAATTACTCCACCTGAAATGGCTGACTTATTCGTAAATAATGGATATAGAAGTGCATCAAATGGTACATATTTATCTGCTTTTCGTTGGGTAGCTGATGTTTTTGATATTGGATATCAAGAAACATACAACTTAGATATGGCTGTAAATTTATTAAAAGATAATAACTATTTAATAGTATCTGTAGGAAACGGACTATTTACAACAGGTGGACATCTTATGGTTATTACTGGTATAGAAGGAGATACATTAAAGATTTATGATCCATATCTTTATTCTGGAAAATTTGAAACTTCTACTAGAAGAGGTAAGGTAACCGTTAGTGGAAATACTGTGTATTGTTCTGTAGATAATTTTAGAAGATACGCAAACTATACAAGATTTTTTGCATATAAGCACGATGGAAATATACAAGAAAATACAGGTAATGTAACAACATCTACTTATACTAGATACGTAAAAACAAGCACAGGTGTAGGGGTAAATGTAAGAAGTGGTCCAGGTACAGGATATGGTAAGGTAGTAGCACTAGCAGATGGAACAAGTGTTATAGTGTATGAAACATCTGGAAATTGGTCTAGAATAGGTACAAATAGATGGGTATCTTCTGATTATTTAGTATCTACATATACAAATTCAAATGTTTATAATACAATAGGACAAACAAGAAAAACAAAAGCTTGTTATTTATATAGTAATTCTAATTTATCTGGAACAAGATATACTTACAAAGCTAATACAACAGTAACTATATTAGATAATATATCTAGTTCTGTAGATAAAGTTAGAGTAAATGCCACTGGAAGAGTAGCATATATAAATACATCGAATTATACTAGTTCATCTTCTATAAGTGTAAAAAATACTGTAGGGCAGTATAAAAGATTAAAAGCAAAAACATATTTATATTCAAAATCAAATTTAACAGGAACTAAATATACATATTTACCGCTAACACAAGTAAAAATTATAAAAAATGTATCAAGTACAGTAGATTATGTCTATGTAGTTAAAACTGGTAGATATGCTTATGTTAAAAATAATGTTTATAAATAAAATTAGAAGAGGTGTAGTGTAATTTATTTATGCTACACCTCTTTTTTTATGCCTATAAATCAAGGATTATACTAACTTATTTACATAATACAAAAAATATGATAAAATGTAATAGAAATGTAATGAAAATGTTAATAAAACATAAAAAACAATATAAAAATAAAACAAATTGATTAATTTAAGGATTTTTTGACAATAATATTGTTAATATAATATTCATTAAATGTTGAAAATTAAAATAAACTATTATAAA